CGATAAGTGCCTATGGTTTTTTGATAGGCTGCTTCGTAGTGCGCAGCATCTAACTCTACATCAATGATCTGATCTGCCATCTGCAGACGCACATAATCAATGAGATTTTGTTTGAGTGTTACAAGCGAGGTATCAGATTCTAAGGCCATTGTAGGAGCTCCAGTGTTATTTACCAGAGCTCCTGGTGGGCTTACCAGGCTTTGAGAATTAGTGTGTCCTCGCTGCCACGTCCGTTGAACTTGGTTTCTGTGGCCCGAATTTCTTTGAACACTTTACGGGCTGCAGGTTTGCCACTGCTCAACAGTTTTTTAATCTGCTCTGCGGGCTTGCGCAGGGTTTTTTGCACAGTGTCTGCAGGACTAAACCCAATGATGGAATTGCCTTTGACACTGATGGACCCTGCATGACTGTCAGCCACAATGTGGATTAGCTTGCGCTTGCGGACATTGTATAACCAGGCTTCCGAAGCATTCACCAGTTTCACAGCAGTTTCGCCTGTGAGCTTGAGTTCATCAAACTGTTTCAAGAACTTGAATCGAGCACTGAGTTTTTCTGGGCTCACAGGTTTTTTCTTGCGTGGCTTGCGCTCGACCTTTTTGATCTGCACATAGGCACCGCAGTCATTGATCACTTGTTCAGCAAACTTCACAAAGTTCTTCATCTGTACTTTGTTGAAGCGACCATATCCTTCTACCAACTGTGCATCTTTGCCCGCTAACACTGTTTCAAACTCTAACAAATGTTGCTTCCACACTTCGGCAATGTCATTGACCATTTGCGGTGCAATGTTCATGTTACGCATCACATCAATGGGACGGAAGTTGGGCGTCATTTTGGCGCCAGCAGCCACAAAGTCATCCAACAGGCCTTCCAGTTCGCCACCACAGGCCGTGACCTTTTCACGCAGGCGATCTTGGATGTTGGGTTTGGCAGGTTCCGCTTCTTTTTCTGCTGCCTCTACCACCTTGACCACACCTCTACGAGCTGCTGTTTGATCTTTAATGTAGGTGTCAATTCGAGCTTGTTCTTCGGGCAGCAACACCAAGCCCACAACATTCATGCGGCACACCCAGGCCACAGTTGTGTTTAGAGCACTGTCAGGCACGCCACGAAAAGCATCCAAATCTCGTTTGCGATCCGCACGCTCAAGCCATTGCACAATAAAGTCACGAGCTTGTTTTTTGTCGTAGAAGTAATTGTACCAGTTCATGGCAGTGACCATGGCAGTGGGGCGGCTTTCTGGTGTGGGCTGTTCGCGCCATTCGGGTTCGGTGCCAAAGTGTTGTACCTCTGCGCCTTTGGGCATGAGCAGTCGTACTGCGCTGGTGTCCATTTTGCGTTTAGTAGCCATGTGCAACTCCTTGAGGTAAAATGGTATTATAGCACACAATCATTTTGGTGTCAACTGTAGATCAGCGTGGCCATTAGGAGATTTTTCTCAACATTATCAAGCTGTTGCATGGCCTTTTGGTGTAGTTCTTGATAGGCATGAGTGGGTTTTTGCAGTCTGCGACAGCGCACACGCTCTTGATCTAGTTCTGTCAAAATACGCTTGGCCACACCCAGCATGCGCATGAGATCCCGACGGGCTTGCGTGTCCGTGATGCGCTGTATGCGCGCCTCTAAATCCTGAGCAATTTCTTCGGGTTTGGGATCCATACTAGTATTTTAGCTGACTAGTGTTTTGGTGTCAATCTTCCCATAAATAATCGATCATGCCAAGACTTAGTTTATACAGACCTAATCGCACTGCAGATTACCAGTTTCTTGATCGCACCATACGTGAAATGTACACCGTGGGCGGTGCAGACATGTATGTGCACAAGTACATGGGCCCGCAAACCGGAGGCACATCAAACGATGCCACACTGCCGGCCTACAGTCAAGAAAGTCCGTTGTTTATTGAAGATTTGTTGCTGCTAGAAAACCGTGATAGGGTGTACGATCCCAATGTATATGTTATGCGCGGTGTATACCTAACACAAGACATAGATTTTGATCTAACACAGTTTGGCCTGTTCCTAAACAACGACACCTTGTTTATCACATTCCATTACAACGACATGATCGACACCTTTGGTCGCAAGCTCATGGTAGGCGATGTGTTAGAAATACCCAATCTCAAAGACTATAATCCTTTGAACGAGTCATTGCCTAGAGCCTTGCCCAAGTACTATGTAATTCAGGATGCAGCATTTGCCAAAGAAGGTTTTAGTGCAACTTGGTTGCCGCACTTATGGCGCATCAAGGCCATGCCCATGGTCAATGCCCAGGAGTACCAAAGCATTACTCAACAACCATTTGAGCCCGACAACATCTGGGATCCGGGTAACTTTTACCCTGGTGGTGTCACAGTTCTAGATGGTGACAAGTACTACGTATCAAATGGAAATGTGCCCCCGGGTACACCTATCACAGACACCAACTACTGGACTGAGAAAACCAATCCGAGCACAGTACAAGACAAAATGAGTAGTCGTCCCAAAGATTTGGAAATCAACGATGCTATCTTGGTTCAGAGTGAAGTGGAAGTTCCACGCAGCGGTTTCAACACTGGCAAATTCTTTATCTTGCCCACAGCACCCAATGGTCAACCTGCTGGGGTTGGACTTACAGCAGATCAAACCAGACCCACTGTGGATGGAACTCAACCAGGCGAAGGTATCACGCCCACAGGCTTTGGTTACACTGTGGGTTACTTAACTGGTAGTTACGATCAAAACGGCAACTTACAAGCACCCAATGGATTGCCTGTCACACCAGGTGTGACATTCCCACCCAGCCCAGTAGTGGGCGATTATGCATTACGACTGGATTACTTTCCCAATCGCCTGTTCCGTTACAATGGAACAACCTGGGTCAAGATTGAGGATGGTGTACGCACCAATCTCACCAATGGCATTGAGAACAATACTTTACGCTCAGGCTTTGTAAACAATACATACACTACACAAACAAAAGATCTTGGCGCAGTACCACAACGTCAAAGTCTCAGCAAAGCACTTGAACCCTTGGCAGACAACGGTGATCAAGGTGGTAACTTGCCTCCAAACCCACCACCCAACACACAACCCGGACAACCGAGCAGTTAACCTATGTACATCTATAAAATTACAAATAATGTAAACCAGAAAGTTTACATTGGTCAAACTTGGAAACTCATTGATGGTAAAAGAACATATATGGAAAAAACATAATGAGTCAGCAATATTTTTATGACGAACAGATACGACGCTTTCTGCTGCAGTTTACCAGAGTATTCAGCTTGTTCCAAGTTGAGTATGGTAGAAACGAAGCAGGCAAAGGCGACGATACTTTGATCCGTGTGCCTGTACGGTATGGCGATAGTAGTCGGCAAGCCCAGACTATATTACAAGAAAATTCTGCCAACTTCTTGCCATCCACACCTTTGATGACTTTTTATATCACTGCATTGGATTATGATCGTGATCGCATGCAAGAACCTTACTTTGTGGACAAGATCAATGTGCGTCAGCGTTTTTATGATCAAGCCACCGACAGTTACGAAACCACACAAGGTAATGCGTTCACCATTGAACGACTGATGCCTGTGCCATACATGTTGACCATAAACTTGGACATTTGGACTTCAAACACCAATCAAAAAATGCAGTTGCTGGAACAGATTCTTACTTTGTTTAATCCTGCGCTAGAAATTCAAAGCACAGACAACTACATTGACTGGACCAGTTTGACTGTGCTAAATCTTGAGCGTGTGATTTGGACTAACAGAATCATTCCTGTTAATACTGAGAATCCTATTGACATTGCTACGCTGACATTTAAACTACCTATTTGGATCAGTTCGCCGGCCAAGATCAAAAAACTGGGCGTGATAGAACGTGTTATTGCCAGCATTTATGATGCCAAAGGCGACGCTGCCAATGCTATTTTAGACAATGACCTATTGTTAGGCACCAGACAGATTATCACACCTTACAATTATCAAGTGGTATTGATTGATGGGCGTTTACAGATTCTTCGTGAGCCTCAAGTGGTAGATCAGCCAAACTCAAGTCTTGAAGCACCCGACATTGTGGGCACCAGCAACTTGTTATGGCCAGGAGTGCTTTCTATGTACGGAACCTATCGTCCAGGTATCAGTCAAATAAGATTAGAACAACCTGATGGTACCGATGTGATTGGTACAGTGGTACTTGATCCCAACGATGACCGGTTTTTATTATACAGTGTAGACATAGATACGGTACCTCATAACACACTATTACCAGTTAATGCTGTGATCAATCCGTTGACCAGTGGTCCCAATCAAGGCTTGCCAGCACCAGCCGAAGGTATACGTTATCTATTGACTCAAGACACTGGTAGCGACAACGGGTATGCCGCGGCCTGGGCAGGCACTTTAAGTCAGCCATTGGTTGCACAAGCCAACGACATCATTGAGTATGATGGTACCAAATGGGTAGTGGCTTTTGATCACAACTCAAGTCCAAACAATGTGCAATATGTCACCAATATCACCACTGCCATACAGTACAAATGGCAGAGCAATGCTTGGACCAAGAGCTATCAAGGTCTTTACAAGGGGGGCCAGTGGAGTTTGGTGTTGTAAACGCAGTGGGTGTTTGGTTCTTCGCTGCCAACACTCGCCGTTATCTCTATCTCTTGCGCAACGATCCTAGGCATCCCAGCACCTGGGGTTTGCCTGGTGGCAAGATTGAACCTGGTGAAACCATGTTAGAAGCCTTGCGCAGAGAGTGTGTGGAAGAACTGGGATCAATGCCCGACTACGCACGACTAGTGCCTTTGGAAAAATTCACAACCTATGACTCACGCTTTGTGTACCACACATTCTTTGCCACAGTTGCAGAAGAATTTGTGCCCACACTCAATGAAGAACACTTTGGCTATGCTTGGATTGAGTCGGGTCACTGGCCCAAACCCATGCATCCAGGTTTATGGAACACAGTGAACTTTGATGCAGTACAGGAAAAAGTAGCAGCCTTGGAACGGTCAACTGAGCAGGCCTAAAAACCTTGCCATGGGCATGTGCTTGAGATTGGCCAGGTGATCAAACTCCGGTATGTGAGCTGTGGTATCACCTTGCACTCTATAAAATTTCCGCATCGGAAAATCATTTACTATAGTCACTAATTGCCGAACCCAGTTACCAGTATAGGTGGGTGCTGATCCAGGCTTCTTGTAGTGTTCGGCACCGGCATAGATATTATTGAACAGTTTGTCCGGTCCTGGACCCATGTCGAATCCAATGAGATAAATTTCTGGATGCCCATCTTGGGCAGCCAGGCTCACTGCTATGGGTCCAGAACTATAGCCAAAATATTTTTCTGGCACTGGTTGAGAGCCTCGTTGGGGCATGGGTCTACGAGTGTGGTGACGATTCTTTAAGGGATAACCAGACTCTTGAATTTCTGTGCTGATGGGTTTGTCAGTACTTACCAACACTGTGGGTGTGAATTCTCTGTACAAGGCATTGCAGCCGTAGACTATGCCCGTTTGCTCTAGCTGCTGGAGAGAAATTGCTTGTCTGCTTATGCCGTTACCAAGTACAAATGCTCTGGTCATAAAAAATCCTCCTTGTAGTTAGCAAGGAGGACGGAATGTGCTGCAAGATATTAGGCGGTAACGTTGTCTACTTGAGCCAACTGGATAGTACCGTTTTGTGCGTTGGCACTGTTTTGTACTTCCAAACCACTTTGTGTAACTGTGCCTTCGTCTGTGAAGAAGTTGGTCACATAGTAGTTCTCGCTACTCTGGATGTTTGGACCAAGATTGCTGTCGCTGTAGTTACCATAGGTCATACCGTTCCAGTCGCGGATCCACTTGTTGGTGATGTAGCTGGCATACACTGCTGAACTGTCGCCCACGCTGTACTTGATGCTCATGTAACCTGCATCTGGTGTTCCGGTGTTTTCTAAAATACATTGTCCAACTACATAGACGGTGCCATTTCCTGAGCCCACTGCTGTGGCTGTGAAAATGTCGCCTACTGCAAAGTTGTTGCCGGCACCAACTGCGGCCCAATCGGTGGTTGTACCGAGGGCAACAATTTGATAGGCTTGACCTACAACAAATGCGCTTGGAGCCACAGTTTCATATGTGTATGCAACCAAGAACTTGTGCGAACCTTTTTGACGGACGATGCGTCCGGTGTAATGATTTGAAATGTCGTAGGTGTTGGAATTATCAGCTAGTAAAATGTTTACCAAGCATGACACTTCTGGATAGGTTGTAGTTGGCGTACTGGTCGGAGGCACACCACCCACAACACCCAAGAACTGTGCTGGATCTAAGGTTTGTACTGGTGCGTTGTAAACTGGATCAGTTAAGCTACTGAATGGAGGGAAACCTGCATCAGTTAGAATAGTTTGATTGTACGTGGTAACTGGTGGTGTACCTGTTGTGGTACTGCCCGAACCAACGTTGTTTTTTTGAATTTTTAAAGCGCGTCCCATTGTTTTCTCCTTGTAGAAGTCCTATGTGGGTTCTAGCCACTACGCGGGGGATCCGCATAAAACGCCCAAATGCGTTGACAAGTATTTAGCAAATTTTGGTAAACTCAGCCACTGTGGCTACATAATGCTATGGATGCCAGTAATCTAGTTGCCAAAGGCAATATACTTAGAGATCAAAATGACTTTGAAGGGGCCACGGCTGCCTATGCCGAGGCCTGCATCAAAGATCCTGACTGCTACAGTGCGTTCAACAACTATGGCAATCTTTTAAGAGAAACACTGAGACCACGCCAGGCCATACCTTTCTTGCAGGCAGCCTGTACCATGCAGTTTGCTGAAGCTCATGCTCCGTTCAATTTGGCTGTGGCCTATCTCAGCATTGAGGACTATCCCAATGGTTGGCGGTACTATGAAAGTCGTTGGGACTATGAACACATGCAAGGCATGTTGCCCAAGTTAGAAGCACCTAGATGGAACGGTGAAGATCTTCGAGATAAAACCATTTTTGTGTGTGGCGAACAGGGCTTTGGTGACATAATACAGATGTCGCGCTTCTTTCAAAACCTACACGACCTAGGAGCCCGAGTGAAACTCACTGTGGAAAAGAACATCATACCACTGTTTGAAGGCAGCACAGTGTTGGAAAGTGTAACAAGACCAGATGTGCATCCAGGACACTTTGACTACTGGACCATGCTCATGGACTTGCCCGGACGCTTGGGTATAACCCGAGAAACCTTGCCTGCACCCTTGCAGTACATTGGTGCCAGACAGGACAAAATTGCTGCCTGGCAACAACGACTAGGACCAAAGACTCGAATGAGAATTGGCTTTGCTTATTCTGGGCGCAGAGATTCATGGATCAATCAACACAAAAGCATGCCATTGACCACTATGATGCAGTTGATAAAACAATGTCCCGAAGCTGATTGGATTAGTCTGCAAGTGGATGCTGATGACAATGATACTGCACTGTTGCGGCAAGAAGGCTTGCCCTTGTACCCAGGCAGCATTTCCGACTGGACTGACACAGCAGGACTAGTTCACAATTTAGATTTGGTTGTCAGCGTGGACACTGCTGTGGCACACTTGGCAGCAGCCATGGGCAAGCCTGTGTGGGTACCACTTAATCGTTACGCACCTTGCTGGCGTTGGGGCGTGGACAAAGACACCATGCCATGGTATCCCACAATTAGAATCTTTAGACAGGCTGTGCATGGCCAGTGGGATGATCCGTTAAATCGCATTGCTAGATTTATTCGAACTTTCAAGCCGTAAAATAGCCCCTTTCGGGGCTAGTTTATTGACGCTGCAAATGCTTTAACAAATTCTCTGGACTAGATTCGCCATATGGATCTGCACCGTGATTGTCTTCACGACCAGGTTCTTCAAACCAGGCCTCAACCACACCGTCGTTCACAATCATGGCATAACGCCAGCTACGGTCACCAAAACCAAGATTGTCTTTGTGCACCAACATGCCCATGAGTCGTGTAAATGTTCCAGAACCGTCGGGGATAACTTTGACATTCTTTAATTCTTGTCGCCGGGCCCAGGCGTTCATCACAAAGGCATCATTAACGCTCAAACAATAGATGTCTTGAATGCCGTGACTTTGAAACTGTTCAAATTTCCGTTCAAATCCAGGTAACTGATATGTGCTGCAGGTTGGTGTAAAAGCACCTGGCAGACTAAACACAATCACTCTACGACCTCGGAAATAATCATCGGTGGTGACATCTTGCCAACGATAAGGGTTTGGTCCCTCCACGCTTTCATCGCGCACACGAGTTTTAAATGTAACTTTTGGTAACGGTTTTCCTAGCATAGGATTCTCCTAAAACTATATTTTAGCACAGATTCCAATGCAGGTCAACGATTTCGACAGCTATCACCGTGCCAGCGAGCGTAGCCATTGACTGCTACCATTTGATTGCAATGTATGCAGTGCACTTTTTCTCTTTTGGAACCACGAACAGCATCTGCTTTGCGCTGAATGGTTTCTGCTGATTGTTTACGGCCCAAGGCTTTGGCTCTCATTTTTGTTCGAGTTTCTTCCGACACTACAGCCCCGTAGCGACTGTTATTTGATCCGGAACCAGCGGCAGATAATTTGGCTCGCCATTCTTCGCTAAAAGGGGCACGCTTCCGACCTTTTTGAGCTTTGATTTGCTTTACTTTTTCGTCCAATGGTTGTACTCTACCTTTGTTCATATCAGAAATATATTTTGAATATTCTTTTCGTAAATTTTCATACACTCGTGAAGTTATTTTTGACTGGTATCTTTTTTGATGAATGCTTTCAGCTCGCATCATGTACATGGCGTTTATCATTTTACTTTTTGCTGTACCCGTGTGCATTTTAGTCAACAACCAATGACATATAAAGTGTTCCCTGGCAGTTAAATCCACCAGATTTTCACTGTCATCGGAACCGCCTAAACTGCGAGGAGTAATATGGTGTCGTTCAGTGTATTCGTTGCTGACACGGTTACGAGCGTTTTCTGTAATAGAGTTGTACCATCTGTAATATTTGTTCATGCTGTTATTTATGTTTGTTAATTCAACATTTAACTATAGCCAACAAAAAAGGCGCATTGCTGCGCCTTTGTTGCCTTCCCATCCCTGGGTCGTTAAAACTATTGTTGGATAACCAATCTCAGCTAAACGAGAGATTACTTACGGCAATTTCTCCGAGGTAATCAGCTGCGTTACCGAACGAACTTGCAGTATTAGTAAGCTCTACATATCCGTAACGAGTCATAAACGAAACGACTGGTTCGAATGTGGTTGGATCAAGCACAACACCACTGCTCATCAAAGGAATGTATGGGCAGTAGAATGCTGCTGCGTCTGCTTCTGACGAGCCTTTGTAGCCCACCAAAACTGCTTGTGTGTCTGGAGCATAGCTGTCGACGAACACGCGCATTGCACCGTTCAATGTACCAACAAACTTGGTGTTTGTAGGTGCTTCGAATGTGCCTTCTGTGGTGCGAGCAAAAGCTGAAGTTGTTGCTGATTGCAACACTGTCAAACTTGCTGAACTTACAACGGCCCAGTTACCAGCGCCACGACGTGTACGCTGAGCAATCAGG